CGTTAATGGGTTTGCGTTTTTTACCTGCGAAGACGGCGACGAAGCAGCATTTTTGAAAACGCCGGGGATGTCCAAATGGCACGGGCCGCTGCGCTTGCAGTATGATTTCGATATTGCCCGGACGGCTGGAATTAAAGAACATCCGCAACACGTAGTTGAACAAATAGGCTTTGATGTGGACAGTTACGAGGTGATTGGTAACAGCGCAATTATTGATGTTATCGGTAATGCTGACGGTATTAATTGGCCCGCTTACATTTCGGTAATTCCATTACTCACAGCAATTGAATCAGGCGAATGAAAATAGGAATAATCATATCACTGTTTATTATTATGGCGCGAATAATTTGGGGAGCATTCCCGAAAAAGAAACCGGTAGACGATATACCGGAAGTGCGGCCCGGTTCGGGAAATCCTAATTTGCCACAATTCAAAAATCCACCGCCGCCACCAGTTAGGCATCCAGTCGGACAGATGCGGGAATCGTTACCACCGCCACCAAAAATCCCCACAAAAAAACCAATAAAAATGTAAATATGAAAGTAGACTTTGAAAAAACGCAGGACGCGTTTACTTATTTATTGCGAGTGGATGCGATGGGTCTTGCAGATTTAGCCGCGTCGTTTGCGGAATATTCAGAGCAAGAAATATCACCTGCCATTGTATCTGATTTCAAATTTCGGGGGCTGTCAAATATTGATTTTTTGATGTCTGACTTTCTCAAACGCCACGGCTTAAAAAACCTGCCAGTAATAACGTTAGAAAAAACATTGCAACGATGAATACAAGCAACAGCAAAGAGTTTGAGCAAATATATAACGAGCAAGTCGCAGCATTCCCCGACCTGACAAGGGAAAAAGCCTATCACATGGCCGAAGATATTTTTTTTGCCCGGCACGGCGTAAGGAAGTATAAAAAGCATGGTGGTTATGCTACATTTCGGATGGTGCGGTGCCGCCGGGCTGCGAATGAATTAAAACGAAAACAGGCACAGAAATAAATTTCAATCTTCATACCGTATTCTTTTCTCCACAATGATAACACTTCTGTTATCATTTCCGCAACCATTTAGCACCATTATTGCACCAACTTTGCAGGAATGGCGCTACTTGATAACATATTACGTCCGTTTGGACTTGCTACTGCGCGAAATGTGCAGCAAGCAACCGCCGAACTTGTTGAGTTGCGCAGTACGCTATCAAACCCCGAACAATGGCTATCTGATTGGTTTACCGGTGGAATATCCGGCAGCGGCGTTGCAGTTAACGAACAAACCGCGCTTTCTCTTTCCGCCGTTTACGCGTGTTGCCGTATCAGGTCAGCCGCCGTCGCTTCTTTATCTTTGGGGCTTTTTCGCCGGTTAGATAACGGTGATATTGAAGAAGTTACCGACCTTCCAGAATACACGGTAGTATGCGAAGAACCGCACAGCCTGTACACTCGGTACACATTCGACAGTACAACCATGCTACACGAATCCTTGCATGGTAATTCATATTCACATATCACATACGGGCGAAGTGGCCGGGTATCAAAGATAAAAATCCTTAACCGGGAATGTGTAACGCCGTTTTTGAAAGACGACACGCTTTGGTATCGCTACATGGACGAATACGGTCAGCAGCATATTTATGCCGATTGGGAGATTCTGCATTTTAAAAATTTCTCCACGGATGGCATAATCGGCAAAAGCCCGATACAGGTGTGCCGTGAGACATTTGGGCAGCCGATTAGCGCAATGAAATACACATCTTCCATGTACAACAATGGAGGATATGTAAAGGGCGTGGTTGAGGCGCAAAAGCCATTAAATAAACAGCAGTTACAAGATTTACGTGCAAACTTCATTTCCGTTTTACGGGATTATGAAAGCACTTCAGGCATAGCCATACTTGGCGACGGTATGACATACAAACAGATGTCAATGTCGCCTAAAGACATGGAGTATATCGCCGCCGCTAAATTATCGGTAGCAGATATTTCCCGTATTTACGGCATCCCGTTACATATGCTTTCCGAAATGGATAAAGCGAGTTTTTCCAATATCGAACACCAAAGCATTGAGTATGTAATGCACTCGATTAGGCCGATTGTGAAAAACCGCGAAGCCGAACTAAACCGGCGCATCCTTCGCAGCAGCGACAAGGGGAAGTTATTTTTTCGCTACAATCTCGATAGTATGATGCGCGGCGACAGTGCCGCACGGGGCGCTTACGTGGTTCAAATGCTGCAAAACGGCGTGTACAATATTGATGAGGCGCGCAAATTGGATAATATGAACCAATTGCCAGACGGCATCGGTAAAGCACATTACAGGCCGCTAAACATGGTTGAGGTTGGCAGAGAACCTGACCCCGCACTACTTAATAATGACCCCGCCGCAACCGGCGTACAAAATACAGACGGCAATGGAGTTCCGCAAGCAGCAGAATAAAGAAAATACAGGCACCGGCATTGAACGCCGGACTTTTAATGCTGAATACCGCGCAAGTGGTGAAGGTGCAAAGAAGGTGGGCGGAATGGCGGCAATGTACGACAAGCCGACCGATATGGGATGGTTCGTTGAGGTTGTAAAGCCCGGTTTTTTTGATGGTATTGATACCACGGAAACGGCCTGTTTAAAAAACCACGACCATAACCTGATTTTAGGACGGACTGCAAACAATACCCTTCAATTGTCATTTTTGCCGGAAGGGTTGGATTACGAAGCGACCGTCCCTGATACCGTAACCGGTAATGACACATACACAGAAGTAAAAGGCGGTTACATCTACAAATCTTCTTTTGCTTTTACGGTTGCCGAAGCCAAATGGTACACCGTTCCGGCGGCAAACTTTGCGGGTGTTTTCCCGGAAGATGTGGTTAGTCGCCTGACTTATGGCGGTGAAATCGAAGTAAGGGAATTGGTTAAGGGCCGCACGTTATACGACGTTTCACCGGTGACATACCCGGCATATCAATCCAGCAGCGCGGATGCGCGGGAAAATAACAACCTGCGTGAAGAACGTAACAAGTTTTTGCCGGTTCGCCCGGAAGATTTGGAAGACCGCGCAAAGGTGAAGTTGGAACTTGAAATCGAAGTAAATACCGACGAAGAAAAGCCCGGCGAAGATATGCCGCCTGAAACGCCGGAAACAGAACCGGAAGACGTTACGGCGTACGCCCGGCAATTACAAATAAATCAAAACCGCCTCCGGGTTGCACAAGCAGTACGGGCGCAATTCATACAACAAACACAAACACAAACACTATGACAGATTTTCGTGCTTTAAAGCAAAAACACGATGAGGCGGTTGCTACAATGTCGGAAACCGCAAAGGCACAGGTAGTCGAAGGGCTTTCAGAAGCCCGTAAAAACGAATTACAAGAGACATTTGACCGGGCATACGAAGTACACAAAGATTGTGAGCAACGTCTTGCAAACTTTCTCAAACTTGCAGAAATCGAAAAAAGCCAGGCAAATGAGTTCTTTGAAAAACAGGAACGTGCAGCCGGTGAGCAGGGCCGCAAGCCAAACACCGACGCGAAGGACGAACAAATGGAAGTATTCAAACGCTCGATGCGGGTTGGTTACGAACGGTTAACGCAGGAAGAAAAGGCCATTGCAAACCGTATGTTTGTCCACCAAATCGAAACGCGTGGTACCAGCACCCAAATAGCAGGTACCGCCGGTTTGGGCGGTTACATGGTACCGGTAGAACTTCAAACCGAGATGATCGGATTGATGAAAGACTATTCAGGAATTTTGCAAGCGGGCCGAATCCGTACCACTGACAGCGGTAATCAAATCACATTCCCTTCGCGGGACTTTACCGGACGTGCAGCCGTGAAAACCGCTGAATCCGGCGCAATTGCAGTACAGGATATTACCTATACTCAAAAGGTAATGGACGCTTACAAATACACCGATGCACTGAAAGTATCATGGGAACTGTTGCAAGACAGTGCCTTCGATATTATCCAGGAGTTCCGTGAGGCGTTTGGTGAATCCTTTGGACGTACCATGAACAACACCCTGACATTGGGCGACGGTTCCGGTGATCCTAATGGTGTTGTTACTGCTTCTACACTGGGCGTAACGGCTGCCAGTGCAACCGCTATTACATTGGCTGAAATCATCGGACTGGAACACAGCGTAGACCCTGCTTACCGCCGGAGTAACTCATGCGGTTACATGATGCACGACCAACTCCTGAAAACCATTAAAACGCTGTCTTTGGCTGCGACAAATGATTTTGCAGGAACATGGCAGCCATCATTCCGGGACGGTACACCGTCGTTGATTAACGGATACCGCTACTGGTTGAATCAGGATATGGACAGCACCATCGACGCTGCCAGCAAACTGATTTTGTTTGGTGATTTCAACAAGTATAATATCCGTATCGTGCGCGACATGGTGATTATGCGCAACGATTATAGCCACATGCCTAACGGCGAAGTCGGATTTTATGCCTTTGCCCGTTGGGATGGTGAATTGTTCGACACGACCGCTGTTAAGCACCTTATCACAGCCGCATCCTAATTATGAAAGTTGAAGTAACAGAACCTTGTGCGGGTACATCATTTGCATACCGCAAAGGCGAAATATTAAGCAGCGACACAACGCCGGAATCAAGACTAAAAGACCTTGTGCGCGGCGGCCACGCGATTGACATTACGCCCAACAAAGGCGAAGTTATCGAACGCAAAGTAAAAACAGGAATAGAAAAACGCTAAAATATGATCTATCAGGAATCGTCATTAAGTATCAGTTACAGCAGTACGCTACCCGTGTCACTTAGTGATATGAAGGCGTATTTGCGCGTAACCGGCACTGTTGAAGATTCGGTTATTACTGATATGATCTATTCAGCAGCCCGGCGCGTTGAAAATTATTGCCGGTTATTATTGTTGCCGGGAACGGTTACGGAGATTTTTACAAAGTTACCCGTTTCCGGCAGCAATCCTGTTTATAATCCCGCTTCATTGGTAACGTGGTGGCCAAACTCTTACTTTTCTTTGGGAGTTGGCAATCTGATTTCCTTAACATCGGTATCAGCCAACACCACAGATGACATTGCGACATTTACGCCAATGAGCAGCACAAAGCACGTAGATAGCGGCTTTAACCGGCCCCGTTTATATGCGCCGGAAGGCTGGGAGTTTAGCGGTATTTCTCCATACCAAATTAAGGTGGTTTATACCGCCGGATATGCGGACGTTGCGAGTGTGCCAGCGCCATTACGCAACGCATTGAAGCGCATTTGTGCGGATATGTTTGAAAATAGGATGAACGGCGTTGATGAACTGACCACAGCAGCGGAAATACTAATGCAGGACTATGTA